GTCTTCCACCACCACCACACAGGACGCAACATCCCAACACCCTCAAAGTTGGATCCTGTTCTATTAAGAGTGAGGAGGAGGAGCTTGTTTGATGGGATAGGTCTTGGAGTCTTGCCAACACCAACGACGGTTTGAAGTACTCCATCGAGATGTTGACCATCACGGCTCAACCATTCATTGTGTGCAGAGGGTTCACGATCAGCATAATAATCGAGGAAGACTTTTGTGCGTCCCTCGGCATCAAGACCAACTTTGTAAATCTCCTCAGCATAGCGATATCCAATTGTCACATACTCGAATAGATATCCAAGTTGCTCCTCCCATGAGACTGACATCTGGCCGGCATATCCATCGAAGCCAAATGCCTCATTTGCGAATCGTGCCAGCTCCTCAGCTTGAGGATCGTCTTCAATACCAGCCTCAAATCTCCATGTTGCAGAGAGCAAGGTTTGTCTGAGCATATGCCAAGAACGACGAACAACAGGATCCGTTCTGAGCATCTCCTCAGCAGCACGAACCCACGAGAGACCTGTAAGGCTTGTATTCTGTTCATAGCCTGAGATGGTACCACCGGACAGTTGAGTCCCTGTGATACCCAAAGTTTTAAACCTTGGATACTTGGCTCGCAAGTGTCTTGGTGCGTCATCATCTTTATGCATAATACCCTCGGTGATGTTGATCACTTTGGGTATATTATCATTTTGATATCACTATTTGTCAAATATTATCTTTTTGATAATCTTCATCCAAGAGTGATTTGACAATCTCCATGAATAACTTGACTGACTCCTCAAACTCATGAGGAGGGAATCCTTGACTTGGTTCAATGATCATTTTGTAAGTCAGATCAACGATGACTTTTTTCTTTGCTTCATTCATTTGTATTCCCTCAATTTATCTCTCATGTATCTCGACTTGGAAAAGACTGTATTCTTATTGATGCCTGTCATCTCACTGATATCTTCAACAGTATATCCCACGGCTTGAAGTTTTAATATCTCTTTATGTTTGCATATTTTGATCAGTTGCTTGCAATATACAAAGTCAGTTGAATCATGAGACTCTGGAGGTTTGTACTTGTCTTCATAAGTCATCAAAGCTCGATTCTTGATTGCTTCTCTGCGTATGTTGTTCAAGTGGATTCTCTTCATGACAACCTTGACCCATCCATGGAAGCTCTTCTCTTTGTAATATGACTTTTTATTCATGATCCTCACATATGTATCTTGCATCAAGTCAAAAGCATCGTCATGATCTTGTGTGAATTCAAAAGCAATTGCATACATAAAATTGTTTTTATAAAGCTCAGTCAACTCTTTGCTAATCATTTAAAACTCGACTTTTCTTGAAGAGCCAACTCTGACCTTTCGATTGGGTTTGCTCTTTGGTTGATAGTTGCGGGATGATTCTGTCCAATGATGGAAGATACAATCATATCTTAGAGCATCAAGAGGATCCTCACGTCCGTCTTTTTTGGGTTGTTCTTTATTGTCCCAAGCATATGAGAGCAAAGCTTTTCTGATTGAGTTGCCTGTCGCTCTCTCTCCTTTGTCCCATACCTCACGAGTGATCAAGTACTTCCCTGAGTTGAAAGCTCGTTTCAATCTCTGCACTCCATTGAGTACATCAGTCCTCACCGGGTCCGTTGTTGACCTCATAGGCAATCCAATTCCTCCCTCGTCGGGATGCTTGCGAATCATACGAAAAGCTGAGAGGCCAGTGTGATCAGATCTTGCTTTGCCTGCTTTGTCTGCAACACCTGTATCAAGCCATACTCGTGAAGATGGTGCCATTGACATCAAGGCACGAGGCCAAGCAAATGCAAGGATCATCTGACTGAGCTGCTCGATGGTCACTTCCTTGGGGTTGAATTCATGGATGATGATTGAGGCTTCCCTTACCTCATCATATACGATGACCAATACCGACGGCTTTCTGAATCCCCAGTCAATAGCGATTCGTCCGCTCATGGATGGATCATACTTGAAGTCATCAATGACATGTTTCTCCGGATTGAATTCTGAATACACCAAACCACTTGGAGGCTTTGGTTTATTCATGACCATGGCCTCACGTTCATCAGGAGGGAGGAGCTTTGTTGCTTCAAACCACTCATCACTCAAGTTGTCTTGATTGACATATGATGAATAAAACAAAGGTTGATACTCTGCTGACTCTGCCATCTTGCACCACCAAGCATCAATGACAGGAAGCCCAACGAGGATCATGATTGGACTTGGTCCACTTCTCAAACGACCAAGAGCTTTGTGAGCAACCTCAGCAGTCAAAGTCTGACATTCGTCAATCATGCAGACACCACTCGTCACATTCAAACCCTCAAGAGGATTGTGAGTTGCTTCTCTTGTACCAGGTCGATAATACGAGCGACACCACACGGTTGATCCGTTCTCGGTATCTGTCCACAATTTGTTCGTGTGATTGTATGTCCATCCAAGAGGAGCAAGCCACTTCTCCATCTCCGGCATGAGGACCGAGTTATACCTTGGGGTCGTGTCTGTCACCATCAAGCTTGACATACCTGGTCTCATCTTGGAGACGAGCAACATGGAGAAGACAAGTGCTGAAGTCTTACCACTTCCCCATCCACAACGAGCCGCAATGATCTTGTCTCTTTGTCCAATTCGTTTGATGATTTCTGTTTGCAGTTCATTGGGGTTGATGTCAATCATCAGCATCCTTTTTTTATTCTGATCTCATGATGCCCATCAAGTATGTCATCAATCTTGGAGCATAACACTGAGATGATTGTTGAAAAGTTTACGCCTTGGTGTTCGACTGAGTAGTTTTCAATATCAATCCCCTTGGGAATAATTTCATCTAATCTTGTAATACTGAGAGCTTTGTTTAATTTATCTTGGTCAATCATTGCCTTTGCAAGATGATGTATTTCATCACTGACAATTTCAAATCTTGACTTATGCGATTGCAGCCATCTTAAATATGCAATTTCATTATCAACATTAGGATTCTCAAGATGACAATGCTTGCACAGCAAAACAAAGTTCACAGGACTACTAGACCCACCAAGTGCATGAGGAACAATATGAGCCCTTTCTAGTATACTTCGTGAACTCCCCCATTTATACTTAATAAATACTCTATTACATGCAAAACACTGTTGATGTATAGGATTTATTTTTAAGTGAAAGTCAAATTTCATTTTTGCTGATTTAGACATATTATCCAAATACCAAGATGCAGAGCTTGATCTCCAATATTCAAGTATTGCCTTAACACTCGGCATTTTTCTTTTTACTTTTGATTTCTTGCTCTTATTAAATTTTGAGACTGCATCACCTTTTATTCTGCACCATCTATAAAAAGTTGATCTATGAATGCCAGCTTCATCACAAGCCTCTTGAATTGACAATCCCTCATCTTCGATCAGATAACTGATTAGTGGATAAAGCTCATTCTTATCAGTTGGTCTCCCAACGTTTTCAGTTGATTGTAATTTCATTTAATGTTATTCCTCTTGTATTACATTTAACTAGGGTGAGTGTAGTACTTGATTGATGATAGCACTGATCAGTTTTCCTTTTGCTGGTCAGTGCTTTCTTTTTTGATGATGTGATTGAGCATACCGGCCACGACATCAACACCGGTTTGTTTTGTGACGTTGACATCAAGCTCTCGCTTTTGTCCCCATCTTTGAGGATAGCGTCTTTCAAGGATCCAAGCTGCCGCCCTCCAATCTCCATAACTGGTAATCTGATCAAGGAGATTCGCTTCCACGTCTGACTCGGTTGCATTGACGAACTCTTTGAACTCAGGAATCTCATCAAGCCAAGTATAATAAGTTGACCTTGCAATGTTGGCAGCTTGACATGCTGCTTCAATCGTGCATCCTTTTCTCAAGTATGTACAGATCACCATCGCCAAGTCTTCAGAGTACTTGTACCTCGCGCGCGTGTGCGTTGTGTCTGTCTTATTTGTACGATTATCTTGATGAGACATAGCCTCTCTCTTTCCAAATTCGGTCAAAAGTTTTGGATCCATTGTATCAATCTTTCGTGAATGTATCACTTGGATATTTTTTCCATGGTGAATTGCTTACATGA